AACTCCTATTGTAGAAATAATGAAATACTTTGTGACTGCTAACGATCCTAAATGGAAAGCAGTTGGAGCCACGGGGGATGATGTAGATGTTGCTCAAGTACATTCTGATATAGCTGATTATTGTTGGTACTTATCTAATGGTAAATCTTTATATAGCCAGGTTGCTCTTGATGCTCTTACAAAAGGAATTGGATATTTCCTTGTAGATGTTGATAAAGATGCTGATAGGGGAATGGGTGAAGTTAGGTTTAGCAGATTAGATCCGTATGATGTATTCGTTGATCCAGCTAGTAGAGATTTTTTATTTAGAGATGCTAATTTTATTCAAGTAAGAAAAAATATATCAAGATCTAGATTAATAAATATGATGCCACAATTTGCATCTAAAATTAAAAAAGTAACAAGGAATACAGATGTTGTATCTTATTCTGAAAGAGATTCTGATTTAGGTGAATCCATACAACCTGAAGATATTACTATGGGAATTAGCCTTGAAGCTGAAGATGAGGATATTATTCCATACTATGAAACTTATCATAAGAAAAAATTTGAATACTATAATGTTTATATAAAAGTAGTTCCTTCTCCAGCTGAAATGGATATACTTCAAGATCAAGTTAAAAAACAATTAGAAGATTTTTCAAAAGAAATAGAAGTTGCTTTAATAGAAAAAGAATTACAAATCCAACAATCTGTAGAAGCTGGTGAGATTATTCCAGAAAGAGCTCAATTAGAAACTAAAAAAGCTAGAGAAATGGCTAATCAACAAATTAAAGAAAAAGAAATGCAACTTATGTCGCAAGCTCAAGAAAAAGCGACTATTATTAAGCAACAGATAATGGACGCTCCTTCTTTTAAAATACTCAAGGAAAGTCCAGAAGCGAAAAAGAATATTGTTGATGCTATAAAATTTTATGAAAATAGGGTTATTCAAACTTGTAGTGCTGGCGATGATGTATTCTTATATGAATATACGTTACCTATAGAAGAATATCCTATTATACCTATTCCATATATGTACACTGGAACTCCATATCCAATGAGCGCAGTTACTCCATTAATAGGAAAACAACAAGAAATAAACAAAGCTCATCAAATAATGCTTCATAATGCAAACTTAGCTTCTAACCTTAGATGGATGTATGAAGAAGGAGCTGTTCCAGAAGATGAATGGGAAAAGTATTCTTCAGCTCCTGGTGCTCTACTAAAATACAGACAAGGGTTTGCTACTCCAACTCCAATAATGCCAGCCCCAATTAATAATGCTTTTTATTCCATAGTTCAAGAAGGAAAATCCGATGCTGAATATATTAGTGGCGTTCCTTCAGCTATGATGGGATTTGCACAAGACCAAGCTGAAACATATAGAGGTCTTTTAGCTAATGATGAATTTGGAACTAGAAGATTAAAAGCTTGGATGGGAAGTGTAGTAGAACCTGCATTAGAGCATTTAGGCAGATGTTTTCAAATGAGAGCTCAAAATCATTATTCTGTGGAAAAGGTTTTTAGAATAGTTCAACCTGAAGCTGGTCAATCTCCACAAGAACAAGAAAAAGAAGTAAGAATAAACATTAAATTATTTAATGATTATGGAGATGTAATTGGAAAATATAAAGATTATTCATCTGCGAGATTTGATATAAGAATTGTAGCTGGAGCTACTATGCCAGTTAATAGATGGGCTTTACTTGAAGAATATTTTAAATGGTTCCAAGCTGGTTTAATAGACGATATAGCGATGTTAGCTGAAACCGATATTAGAAATAAAAAACAAGTTGTAGAAAGAAAATCTGTTTATTCGCAATTACAAGGACAGGTTGCTTCTATGGAAGAAGCTATAAAAGATAAAGATGGAACTATAGAAACATTACAAAGACAATTGGTGCAAGCTGGAATAAAAATGAAAGTAGGAGATGCTTCAAACGAAATAAGAAAAGATGTATTGCAAACTGAAGCTCAGCAAAAATTATTAAGAGGAATGATGAAAGTTGAATTTGATAAAATGAAAGATCAAATGAAGATGGATTTTGAAAAATCAAAAGAACAATCCGAGGAACAATCAGGTGAGTAGATGGACTAAAAATAAATATCCTAATATGGCTAGAAATGGTAATAAAAATGGAAGATGGATAGATGGAAGTAGTCAAACTCATTATAGAAATAAAACAAATGCAAAGGCCGGTGAAGTAGTACATCACAAAGATGGAAATAAAAAAAACAATTCTCTTTCTAATTTGAAAAAAATTTCAAAATCCAAACATAACAAAGTACATCCAGAAAAAGGATGTAAACCAGGCCAAGTTTGGAATAGAAAAACAAAAAGATGTGTAGCAATTAAAACAGTTTGAATGTTATGTTGTTATTCATAAATTAAACAAACTCTAAAATAGGAGATAGTATGTCAGAACAAGTAGGTAACGTCCAAGAGACCCCCGAAAGTACAAACGTACAAGATGGCGTTTTAGGCATGTCAAGTGATAATTTCTTTGAGGAATTAGATCAACAAGTCAATGGCGCAATAATAGACGAACCTTCGCAACCAACCTCGATACAAAGCGATAACACGCAAACGAGCCCTAATGCAGAAGTTCAGAATGAGATTCCAGAATCAAACGATTTGGAAACTCTACAGAAAAGGTATAGTGATTCAAGTAGAGAAGCTAAAAGGTTAAACGGAAAACTTTCCGAATTAGAACCTTATATGCCTGTGCTTGATGCTATGCGAGAAGACCCTAATTTAATTGCTCATGTGAGAAATTATTTTGAGGGTGGAGGTCAAACCCCGCAAACAATGACTGAAAAGTTGAATCTAGATGAGGACTTTGAGTTCGATGCTGATGAAGCTTTTTCTAAACCTGAATCTGATTCTGCTAGAGTATTAGGAGCAACCATTGATGGAGTAGTCCAAAGAAGGTTGAATAATGCTTTACAAGGGCAACAAATTGAAAATCAAAAACTTGCAAAGGAAACTAATTTTCGTCAAAAACATCAAATGGATGACGATCAATGGTCTCAATTTGTAGAATTTGCTAAATCTAAATCTCTTGAATTAGATGATATTTATTACCTTATGAATCGTAAAAACAGGGATACGAAAATAGCTGATAACGCTAGACAAGAAATTCATAATAAAATGAAAGAAGTCCAACAGCAACCTGGAACTCTTGCCACTCAAGGAAGTGTACCAGTTGAAAAGTCTCCAGAAGATGCAGTCTTTGATACCATTTTGGGTTCGGCCAACGAACTAGAAGAGGCTTTTGGTATATAGAAAACCTTAAGCCATTAACCCTTAATTATGAGGTAAACAAATGGCTGATGTATTTAGCTTAGGTACATATTCAGATACGGCAACGTGGTCTGATGGTACCGCAAAAGACACTGGTGACCTTAGACGAAAGTATAATTTTGGGGATCGGGTTTCTGAACTAAACATTGCTCAAGACCCTTTCTTTAGATTTGTATCTAAGGTTGCTAAAAAACCTACGGATGATCCAGAGTTCAAATTTACTGAACGAAGACCATCCTATCATAAGCGATATGCTTATGTATCAAATCATGGAACTTCCGCTCCTACTACGTTAGATGGCGCTAGCACAACTGCTTTAATAGCTGATGGCGGAGTTGACGCTGGAGACACATACTATTGGTGTATGATTGGTGATTACAAAACTGCTGGAAATATCCAAACAGTTTATGGAAACACTGCAACTGATGTGTTACCTGGCGCAAGTGGAACTCAACCTAACTTCTTCCTTCCAAATTCTTTAGTAAAGATTCCTTATATTGTTGCTGGTTCTAGCAATTTTAACGGATCTGAAACTGCAAGCGATTGGACTGATGCAAGTGGTGACGCTACAACTCCAGACGATCATTTAATCGCTAAAATTGTATCGGTAGATACTGCAAGCGTTTCAAATGCCGCAATTCTCAGAACAGAGATAGTCAAGGGGTATAGTGGAGCTAACATTGAGTTAACATCTTATTCTGCTCATAATGATGATCTTAATGGAGTAGATATTTCTGGATTTTCAATTGCTAATTATCTTGAAAAGAAAAGATGTTATGTTGTAGGATCTGCTCATGGACAAGGAACTGGATACCCAGAAACTTGGAAAGACCAGCCTTTCTCAACTGGATTTGGATTAACTCAAATTTGGAAAACTGCTATGGCAATGGATAACACAACTCGTGCAACCGTTCTCAAGTATGAACCAAATGAGTTCGCTAGAATCTGGCGTGAAAAGTTGATCGAACATAAGTGGGATATTGAACAATCATTATTATTTGGTTCTCTC